CCTTGCCCCAGATGTCGATGCGGTTGCGCGCGCCGAGGATCTGATAGGTCTGGCTCTCGGTGCCCTTGTCCTTCGACAGCTCCGGCACCGGCGGCGGCAGGAAGGTGTTGACCAGCAGCGTGCCGCCCAGCGTCACCGCGGCACCGGCGAGGCCACCGGCGATTGCCGCTGCGGTCGTCCCCCACACCGGCGCCAGCGCACCGTAGGTGAGCGCCGTGGTGACGACGGCGATAATCGCGATGCCGACCATCGCCGCAATCCGCCAGCCGCCGCCACCCGCCGGCAGCAGCCGGATGGAGAGATACGTCCCAGGCTTCGGCCGGACGCGATGCCAATGCTGCCGCTCGATCGGCTGCTCGCCGAGGAAGGCCACGCCGTGCGTCCGCAGTACTGGGTCGGGCTGGATCAGCTCGACGATCTCGGCGATGGTCAGCCCCGCTGGCACGCCGCAATCGACGCGCCGCTGCTCGAATGGATGCGGGCAGCAGGAGACGGCGAGCGTTGGCTGCAGGGGCGGCATGTACACCGATGGCTGCGGCGACGCAGGCGATGCGCTCTCAATCAGCATCGGCAGCCAGCCTCCTGTAGCGCCAAAATCCAAGGACCCGTCGGCGGATCGCCTGGTCTTCTCGGTAGCGGACGAGCACCGCGGCGGTGCCGCGCTCGACGTGGAGTAGCCAGCCGGGGGCCACGACGACGCCGACGTGCAGTGGGCCGAACACCCAGCCGGGCCCGGGGATGCGTGCCGCGCCCGACATCTCGACGACGTCGAACGGCCCCTCCCCGCCGGCATCGATCCGATCCCAGGCGCCGGAGCGCCGTTCCGCCTCGATGGCATCGCCGACGCCGGCAGGATTGGCCTCACTGCCGTAGCAGGTCGCCAGCGACGGCAGCTCGACGCCGGCCTGCTCGCCAAGCACCAGCCGCACCAGCCCCCAGCAATCGCAGCCTACCCGGTCGCGGCCGAGATCGAGAAACGGGATGCCGATATAGCCGGCAACCCACGCAGGAGGCTGGGTCATCAGATGCCAGAGTTCAGATGTCAGATGACAGGGATCCGGAGGACAAAGAAATACTTGCGCGCGCCCGCAGGGCCGCCCCAATAGGGCGCGCGCTCAATAGAAACCAGATCGAAGTACAGCGAGCGGAGCGAGGGACTTCGAGCTGAATTGGTTATGGCCATAAAGCCCGGAACCTTCCGTCGAAGGTGACGTAGGGGAACTCCTCGGCGGCAAGGTCGTCGACGCTCAGTGTGCCGGTGACGAAGCCGACGTCGAACGTCGAAGCCCGCCATTCGAGACCGGCCCACTCGCGCTCGACGACGTCGGGATCGGTGCTGCGGACGATGCGGATGATCAGCGACGGCGGCGTCGTCAGCCCGCGCAGCAGGGCGACCACCTCCTGGCTGGTGTTGTCGATCCGGATCTGCGCGCGTGGCGCGCGGCCTTCGGCATCGTCCGGCAATGTCACCTCGAACGGGAACGGCTCGTAGCTGGCACCATTGCTGATCGTCGCCACGCCATCCGAGGTCAGCCGCAACGGCGCCGGCAGTTGCGGGTGGCCGATCTCCAGCAGCACCAGCCAGGGCGTGGCACAGTCCTGCGCCGCGAGCTCGCGGGTCGCGATGGCGGTCAGGGTCACGGCAGCAGCTCCAGATCAAGGCTGACCCGCCAGGCCATGCCGGCAGCAATGGGCTCGACGGTCGGCGGCGGCACGATGCGGAACGCGCCGACGGCACCGGTCACCGGATGTACCCAGGAGAATGACAGAGCACCGCCCTGCAGGTCGGAAGCGAAGAAGGTGCGGAAGGTGGCGAGTTGCGCCGGGCTGAGCCGGAACGCCGCCTTCAGCCGGGTCACTCCGGCCGTTGCCCGCCGTCGCGCCTTTGCCGGCCCGATGTCGGTGGCGCTGCGCACCAGCAGGTTCGGCGGCGTCTCGGAGAAGCCGTCAGCCAGCGGCCGCTGCGGCAGCGACGTCGGCCACGACGGAATGGGCACCGCTACCTTGCCCGGATCGGGTTGGCCGCGGTGGCGAGGGCGCGGTTGAGCGTGCTGCCGGGTCGCGTCGCCCGCTGCGCCATCGCCACCTCGACCGCGTCGATGATGACGTTCAGGCTCAGGTTGCCGGAGGGATCCCGTTGTTCTTCGGTCGTCACCTTTGCGCCTGCGTTGTTGATGACGTTGACCGTGACCTGCGGGCCGCCAGACGCCTCGACGCCGAGCCCTCCGGAGGAGAGCCGCTTCAGCGGCAGCACCGCTTCCGGCCCGGCCTCGCCCATCAGGCCCGTGCCGTTCGCCATTGGAAAGAGAGTCGGGCGATCCACCACGCCGCCCTGGGCGAACGGGATCGCGGCGCCGTGTGTGAACACCCCGCCCTCGGCGTAGAGCCCACCGGTGCCTGGCCCCGGCGCCGCACCGGGCTCGCCACTGCCCGCAGTCGGCGTCGACGAACCGAACAGCCCCGAGACCAGACCGTCGAGACCGCCACCCAGCGCCTGCGCCAGCGGACCGAGGACCGCCATCCGGATCGATAGACGCGTCAGATCCGCAATCATTGCGTCGACGAGCGAGGCGAAGTCGAGCTTGCCGGTGGTCACGAAGCCGACCAGCGCGTCTTCCATTCCCTGGAACGCCTGGGTTGTTACCTGCTCGGCGGCGCTCGCCGCATCCATCGCCTGGTCGGCATAGTCCCGCAGCGCGCGGGTGACGCCGTCCTGCCAATTGCGACTGGAAGCCAGCATCCGGTCGGCTGCCTGTTCCGCCTGCCGGTACGCCTCGGCGATGGCGCGGCCGTGCGTCCCGGCGTCGATGGCGCCGGCCCGCATCAGCGCGTCGAGCTGCTGCAAGCTCGCCGCCAGTTCCTCCGCCGGCGTGCGCATCTGCTCGGTCAGCCGTGCACCCTGCTGGCGCAGCTGCTGCTCCGTGCGCAGGCTCTCGGCCAGCTGCTCGCGGGCGAGTTTCTCGTCGTAGAGGGCGTTGGCCAGCCGCTCCACCTGCACCCACTGCTCGTCGGTGGCGGTCTCCGACAGCCGCGACAGCGCCTGGTCGACGAACTGCCGCCGCTCGTCGCCGAACAGCGCCAGCTGCTTGGCGAGGTCGTCGACGACTTTCTCGTTCGCCTGAAAGGCGCGTTCAGCCGCGGCCTGCTCGGTCGCCGATTGCCGTTCGGCCGCTTCGTGGGCGCGCCTCGCTGCCTCTTCCAGTGGCTGATTGATCGCCGCGATCTTGCGCCGGGCGATTTCTTCCGCCTCATGGATTGCGGCGTCCACATCCGACGCGTTACCGCCGTCGGGTGCGCGCAGCGCGTCCAGGCGCTTCCTGGTCTCGGCCAGCTCGCGGTTGACCTGGGCGATGCGCTCAACCGGACCGGTCGTCAGCTGATCCAGCGCCTTGTCCAGCTGGGAGCGTTGGGTGGCGAGCGCATCGGCGCGCCGTTCGGCCTCGGCGGCCAGCTTGCCCGCCTCTGCCCGTTCCCGTTCTTCCGCCGCAGCTTGTGCTTCCGCCTCGCCGATGCGGGAGAGCGTCGCCAATTCCTGCTCCAGCGCCGCCACCCGTTGCCGTTGCTCGTCGATGGCGAAGCGCTGGCCCAGCAGCGGCGTGCCCGGGCCGCTTGCTTCTAATCGAGCGAGTTCGTCGCGCGCTTGCGTAAGCTGTGCGGTGGCGGTGGTGATCCGCTGGCCGATCGGATCGTCCTCGATCGCGGACGTGATCCCCTCGATCGCCCCCGACAGCAGGTCGAGCGCGCCTTGCGCGATGGACGTGACCGCCGGCGTGCGGCCGATCGCCTCCAGCAGATTGCCCCAGGCATCCTGCAGCCGGTTGGTGGCACCGGTAAGCCCACCCGCTTCGGCGGCACCGGCACCACCGACCTGCTGTTCGAGCGCATCGAGGATCACCCGCTGCGCCTCCGCCGTCTGCCCAGTCTCGACCAGCGAGCGGATCAGCTCCTTCTGCGTATCCGAGAACGACACACCGACCCGGCGCAGCGCGGTGAGGCCGTCGATCGGGTCCTCCAGCGCCTTGCCCAGCTGCGTGGCGGCTCCGGCCAAGTCCTGGCCGAACACCGCGCTCATGTCCTGCGCCAGGCTGAGCGCGCGGGTGAACGTCTCGCCCGAGACCGAGCGGAAGGTGGCGAGGATCGAGGCTGCGTCCTGCACGCCTTCAGCCGTCGCCAGCGTCGAGCGCTCGATGCCATCGGCGAAGGAGGATATCTCCTTCGCGGTCAGCCCGGAGGCGTAGCCTGTGGCCTTCAGCACTGCCTCCAGCCGCCGATAGGACTGATCGGCCTTCGCCGCCTCCTCGATGCCCTTGCTCACCGCGATGCCGACACCGGCAAGTGCCGCGCCTGCTGCAAGGCCCAGCGGCCCCAGCCTGGCGAGGCCGGAGCCCACTGCGCCCAGCCGGACGCTCATTGCCTCCAGGCCGCCGCGCACTTCCCCCGCGACACCGTCGAGTGCCTGCAGTGCTCGCGACGCCGGCCGCGCCGCGTCTTCGATGCGCTGCAGCGCCCGCGCGCCGCTGTCGCCCACGTCGCGCAGCTCCGCCTTCACCTTGCCGCCGTCGATCACGGCCAGGCGGATGGCGAGATTACGATCGGCCATGCTGGAGAAGTTCCCGCGCCGGTGCGGCGGTCACAGAGCGCGCAGCAGGATCGGCAGGACGTCGAAGACGATCACCAGCACGACCCCGCAGAGGGCGCCGAGGGCGATCATCGTTGCCGCATCATTGAACCCGGCGACTTGACGCTCGACCCGGGCCAGCCGTTCGATTTCACGGCGCCGCTCGTCTCGAAACCGCGCCAGGCTGAAGGCATCGTCGATGTCGACCTCCAGGGTCTTGAGCAGCGCCTGACGCACACTCTCCATCACCACCTGGGAAGGAGCGCCCCCGGACAAGTCCGGCGTACCCTTCAATGGGCCATAGCTCGCTTGCGATCGTCGGCAGATCTGGTCGTGCACCGGCGTCAGGGTCTTGCCGTCCCAGCTTTGCAGGCCGTCTTGCATGCTCAATTTCTCCAATCGAAGGATTCAGTCCGAGGGCTTCAGGCGGGCATTGAGCGCCGCGACCAGCCCCGCCTCAGCGGCGGGCAGCAGCTCGGCGACGGCACGGGTGTCGTATCCGAGCGCCACTGCGAGGTAGATCACGGCGGCGAGATCAAGGCCGATCACCGCCGCCCCGTACGGCGCCAGCCGCAGCTGGCCCGAGCAGCGGGTCAGCACGTCCCACGCCTGCCAGCCGGCGTCGGTCAGCGGGCCATGCTCGATGTAGGGACAGCGCTGGCCATCCCGGCCGGACTCGCCGCGGGCGCAGGGCCGGTCGAGTCTGCCGCAGCTGGCGCAGTACTCCGGCCCGCCGCCGAAGTGCCACTCGGCGCGGGCCCTCAGCCGTTTTTTTCAGCGTCCAGCAGCAGGGCTGAGGCCAGATAGGCGTTCTCGAAGGCGCTGGCGATCGGCCACAAGTCCATCAGCGTGTCCACGCTCTCCGGCGTGACTGGCGCCGCGCTTCCTGCGGCATCGCCGATGCCTTCCCAGTCGAGGACCGCGAGCCGGGCCAGCGCCTTGATCAAGGCCGCGGAACGGATGCCGGCCGCTTCGGTCTCGTTCGCCGGTGTGATGGCAGCCCGCTGCACCTCGCCGCGCGCCGCCATCATCAGCGCCGTCGTGCACGGCCGGACGTGCAGGCGCACGCCATATCCGAGGTCGAGCCAGTGCGGCTCGCGTTTCAAAATGAGGCGGATCATGGATGGTCCTCGCTGAGGAGGTTCATGTGTCGCTCGGGCTGCCGGTGCAGCGCAGCTGTCGTCATCCTTGCACGACGTTTGCGGGGTTGGATGGGCTTGTCCTGCCCCCACACGCACCGACGGTCATCCTGCACAAGGGGACCGAGTGTAAGGACATCCGCTGGGGCGCGATAACTCCAAGTTCGCCGCGCTTCGTTGGGTTAGTGATCCCCTCTGACAAACCCAGTCCGTTCGGCCAATCGCACGCATACGCCGCCTGCCCTCCTTGACCGGCGCGCTCTGATTGAATAGCATCCACTGCTATTCTGCGGGGAGACGTCGCACCGCCCCTCGCCAACTGTGCAATTCAAAGAACATAAGGACCAACGCTCCGGTTTATCGCGACCGGAAGGGGGTGTCGGTGACGGGCCAGCACGCTGTTCCAGTCTGGGATTTCCCGACGCGGGCCTTTCACTGGCTGCTGGTCCTGTTCGTGGCTGTCAGCTACGTCACCGGCGGCGAAGACGGGTGGTTGTTCGTCGTCCACACCGTCTCGGGCTACGCGGTTGCGCTGTTGCTTTTGTTCCGCCTGATGTGGGGCGTGATCGGCAGCCCGCGCTCCCGCTTCGGCGATTTCGTCTATGGCCGGCAGGTCGTCGGTGACTATGTCCGGCGATTGCTCGCCCTCGATCCGCCGCGATACGTCGGCCACAATCCACTGGGCGGGTGGATGGTGGTCCTCATGCTCATCGTCCTCTCGCTCACAGTGCTGACCGGCCTCTTCTCTGGGGAGAAGGATGGCCCCGCGGGGTTGCTCTTTTCCACGGTCTGGGCGCCCGGCAGCAAGGGCCTCGGCGAAGTGCATGAGGTTTTCGCTAACCTCATACTGATTCTTGCTGTCGTTCATGTCTGCGGCGTTCTTGCGGATTGGTGGCTCACCGGCGAGAACCTCGTTTCATCGATGATTTCTGGCGCAAAGCAGCTCGATCAGGCCGAGGCATCGGCCGAGAAGCCGATCGCACCATCGTGGCGGATGTTCGTTGCCGCCGGCCTTGTTGCGGTCGTTGGCGCCTTTCTGTTCGCGAAGACCGATTTTGCCGCCTTGGCGACAGCGAAGGCGGAGCACGGCGAAGACTCTCAGGAACACGACGAGTAGCGAGAGAGGAGGTCGCTATGCGGACACTGGCAGCGGCACTGGCCCTTGCGTCGGCGACGATCGCTTGGACGGCAGCGTGGGGCGCCGAAGATCCGCTGATGAAGGAAGCACAAGGGCTGTTCCAGCCGATCCCCGAAAAGCCGCCGGCCGTGAAGGATGTCGTCGCGACGCCTGCCATGGTCGAACTGGGCAAGGCGCTCTATTTTGATCCGCGGCTGTCGGAGAGCCACAACATCAGCTGCAATACCTGCCATCAGGTCGGCCTCGGCGGCGTCGACATGCTGCCGGTCTCGATCGGGCACAGGTCGCAGAAAGGCAATCGCAACGCGCCAACGGTGCTCAACTCCGTGTTCAACACGGCGCAGTTCTGGGACGGCCGCGCCGCCGATCTGAAGGAACAGGCAGGGGGGCCGATCCAGAATCCGATCGAGATGGCGATCACGCACCAACACGCGATCGAGATGCTGAAGGGCATTCCCGGTTACAAGCCGATGTTCGATGCGGCCTTCCCAGGTGACAAGGATCCGATCTCCATCCAGAACGTCGAAAAGGCGATCGCTGCGTTCGAGGCGACGCTGATCACTCCCAACGCACCCTTTGACAAATACCTGCGGGGTGATGCGAACGCGCTCAGCGCCGGGCAGAGAGAAGGACTGAAACTATTTGTCGAGAAGGGCTGTGCCAGCTGTCACAACGGCATCAACGTCGGCGGCGGCATGTACGCGCCCTTCGGCGTGGTCGAGAAACCCGGCGCCGACATGTTGCCTCCCGGCGACAAGGGCCGGTTCCAGGTGACCAAGACGGCGGACGACGAATACGTGTTCAAGGTGCCGACGCTGCGCAACATCGAGTTGACGCCGCCCTATTTCAACAGCGGCCAATCATGGGACCTGAAACAGGCGGTGGGGGTGATGGCGACGAGTCAGCTGGGAGAACACTTGACCGAAGATCAGATCGCCAAAATCACTGCCTTCCTCCGGTCGCTGACCGGCGAGCAACCAAAGGTGACCTACCCGATCCTGCCGCCGAGCACGGTCACAACGCCCAAACCCGAACTGTAACCTTGGCACGCCTACTCGATCAAGCGTAGCTAGCGACGTCGTTGAGCAGGCGGGCGCGCAGCGTCGTTCCGGCACCCACGTCGTAGGCGGCGCGCCAGTCGAAGCTGGCTTCGACGCCGCCGGGCCCGGAAACGGCGTACTTCGGCTTCGGCAGAAACACCCGGAACAGCTCGAAGGTGAGCTGCCAGCCTTCCGCCATGGTGAAGCCGTATTCCAGGGTCACCGGATCGCCGTTGGCCGCCTCCGATACCAGGGTGGCACCATCGAAGCGAAGCGTCATCGCGCCCGAGCACGTGGCGATCGTCGGATCGGCCCCCTCGATCTTGCCGTCGTCGCGGATTACACGCACACGTTCGAGGTTGTTGGAGACGGTGAGGCTGCCGCCGGTGACACCGGCGAGCGGCACAGCGCCGCGCTTGATGAAGCCGCGGCCCTGGCTGAAGCGCTTCAGCGCAAAGGTGTCCGGCGTTGCATCAATGGTGGCGGTCGCCTTTTCCTCGCCCTGGGCGACCAGCTGCACCGTGCCGTTGGCCGGTCCTTCCCGCCCCATCTCGAAGGCGAGGCTCTCCATCACCGTGCCGAGGTGGCGGAAGAACACCGGCGTGACCAGCTGCGGATGACCGATCTCCAAGGTGTAGCTGGGGATGGCGCCGCCACCCGACAGCCACTCATGCCGGTATCCACCTCCAGTCAGCGTCGCCGCCGAGACAGTGCCACCGGAGTTCGCCGAAGCCGAAAGCGTGAACGCGTTGCCCGTGAGGCCGTCTGCGTCGAATTCGATCTCCAGCCGATCGTCGGTCGTGTTCGCCGTATAAGTGCATTTGGCGATCTCGGCATCCGCCGACCCGTTGAGATCGGATGCGAGCGCCGTCAGCGTTGCATCGATGCTGGCGCCAATCTGCGTCTGGTTGCCGGAGGGCGTGCCGGTCACGAAGGTCCAGATGACGCCGTTCAAGGTAATCGTACTGTTCGGCGCCGGCTGACCGGAGAAGGCAATCTGGCCCGACGCCTTGGTCTGGGTGACTGTCGGGTTGCCGAACAGCCCCGTCAGCCAGAAGCCCGAACCGCGCAGATCGAGCGGGATCTCGATCCGCCCCTCGTCAGTGATCAGCCCGCGATAGGGATCCTGGGCGTTGCGGCCGCGGCCCAGCAGCGGATCGTCGCCGAGCGGCTGTTCGCTCGACAGATCCGTCGACTTGAAGTCGAGCGAGCGATAACCGCTGAGCGGGGCGACACCGTACGTGGCTTCGCGGCAAGCCTTGAGCGTCGCGTCGGCGCCGTAGGCGCGGACTTTCCCCATGGTTTATTCTCCGGGCGGTAGGAAAATCAGGCAGCCAGCGGATCGCTGACCAGGTACTCGATGGTGACGGCGATGCGGGCGGTGAGGATCGGCGCCGCGCCCTCGATCGCGAGGACCGTCGTTTCCGGCGCGCCCCAGAACAGGTTCTCGGCGAGGCCGCCGAGGCTGCGGTCGCTGGCCAGCGCAGTACCGATCGCGGAGAGCAAGGCGTCGAGCATTGTCTCTCCGCCGCCGCCCGCCGGCCGGGTGACGAATGCCTCGATCTCGGCGCGGTGGCTGAAAAACTCGGTGCGCGGATTGAGCGTCACGTCCGGCTCGCCCGGATCGCCGTCGCGCAGGATGACGAGGCCGCCCGCCGACACGCTCGCAGGCAGCGCCTCGTTGCGCTTGACGGTGCCGCCGGCGATGAGTTGGAGGCGATCGAACAGCGCCGAGAGGACCTGTTCGCGTTTCGACGTCATCGTGATTGCTCTCGCCAGTTGCGCAGCACCAGACCCGGCAGCGCCGCGATCCATTTCTGCGCCGCACCGTCGACGTCGAGGCGCTTGTGCACCGTCACCTGCGGCACCAGGACGAACACCGGCACGGTGGTTCGCCCCGAGAGCCGGGTGAACGCGGCGCCCTGCCGGCGGCCGATGTTCGCCGCCGCGCGGCCGCGCTTGGTCAGCCGAGCATTATCGGTCACGAGCAGGCTCGGGCTGCCCCTGCGATACACGAACCGCAGCCGCATGCCATGGATGCGCTCCCAAGCGCCAGGCGTGATCTTCTGCCGTCCATCGCCGAATCGGCCAGCGGCGGGCGTCGGGATGGCGAGGAACAGGCCCTGCTTCGAGCGGATGATCCCGCCTTCCGCATACAGCCGCACCAAGCCCGGCGCCTTCGACCAGACGTAGCCGGCGGCGCCGATGCTCTGGCCGCTCTTCGGGTAGATCTCGCCCCGCCAGGTGTTGGCCAGCCGCGCGCCGAGGCCGGCGCCTGTGATCTGGCCGCGCAGTTCCGTCTTCAGGCCGTCCGTCGCTGCGCGGATCCCGACGGTGACCGCCCGCTCGGCAACCCCGAGTTCAGCATTCAGCAGCGCATTCAGATCACCCTGAATCGCCGCTTGCAGCCTCATTGCGGCCGCACCTCGATCGTCCAGACGAGGCGCTCGGCATCGCGGATGGGCTCGCCCTCAATGACGTAGACCGTACCATTCACCTCGATGGTGTCGCCTTCCGCCGGTGCGGCGACCTCCGACACGCGGATGTCGATCATCACCGTCTCGGCGACGACGCGCGTCTCGCCGAACTCGCCGATCCGGTCCGGCTGCCGAACGATCGCCCGGACCGGCACCTCGGGATCGGCGCCGCCGACCCGGTAGACGGTATCGACGCCGAGGTTCGGATCGGCGAACAGCGCGTCGATGGCGGCAGCCAAGATGGTCATCAGTTGCTGGAGGTGATCTTCACCGCCAGGCGGGGGCGCTTGTTGACCGGCAGCACCGAGGCCTCCGTCTTCACCTCGATGGCGCTGCCGTCGGGACGTGCCAGCTGGCGGGCGTACATCGGCAGACCGATGGTGTTCACCGTCTCGATCAGGTTGGCGGGAGCGCCGTAGGTGACGAAGGTATCGAGCGTGCCGAGCGGAAAGGCGATGCCCTCGCCGGCCGGGACCAGCGTCTCGGTCGCGCCGGTAGAAAGCGTGACCGTAGCGTTGTACTCCTCGAAGACGATGCCGGCGAACGGGAAGCGGCGCCGGGTATCCTCGCGCAGCGGCTGGGCGCCGGTGGAGGAGAAGTATTTGTAGGCGTCTTCGACCTTCGCATGCCCGATCAGCTTGTCGAAGAACTCCGGGCTGACGAGTGCCAGGACCCCCGACATCGTCTCGCCCTTCAGCTCGGTCTCGATCTTGCGCAGCACCTCACGGATCTTTGCCTGCACCTGGGTGCCGGCGGTGCCGAGCACGAAGTCGACCGCCTGCTGCGCCAGGCCGAACTCGCTGAAGTAGTTGTAGAGGGTGGCGCCGGCGCCGTCCTTGACGATGCCGCGCAGCGCATTGACCTCCATGTACTCGCGGGTCTGCGCGTGCTTGACGCGCATGCGGGTGAGCTTGCGCTCCATCACCGTCGCCAGCGGATCGGCGGCATCGCTCATCCCGAAGCCGCGCACCCCCTGGATGTCCTGCGGGGTGATCGCGTCGTCGTGCGGGATCCAGGGGATGGTGAACGCGCGCATCGACCGCAGATCGCGGTTGGCGACGGTGGCCGGCCCGCCCAGCGGCACGGTGGGCAAGAGATTCAGCACCCCTTCCGCCTGCTCAATGACGACGCTGCGCTGGGTCACGCCCTCGAAGCGGAACAGGCCCATCTGCCCGAGCCGGCTGTAGACATTGGGCAGGATGTTGATGGCTTCCGTCATCTCGGCGAGCGTATAGCCGCCCGTGTCGAACGGGTTGATCATCGTGACCATGGTGCGGGGAGTCCTTATGATCAGGCGGTTTCGCGGGTGACGAGGCCGAGGCTGGCGAGCTGCGTAAGCTTGGCCGTCTTCTCCGCCGGCTGATCGACCGAGGCGTCGAAGGACAGCGCGGCCTTCGAGACGATCACCGGGCCACGGGCGGCGATCAGGCCGGTTTTGTCGGCGCCGGTCGCATCGATCGCCTCCAGCAGCACGGCGACAGCGGTCTCGGCACCTTCGTCGCCGACTACCTCGGCCGCGGGCGACAGGCGGTATTTGCCACTGGCCGTAATCCTGCCCAGCACCGCGCCCAGCGGATAGCTGATGCCGGCTTTCAGCGTCACCGTTTCGCGGCAGTAGCTGGCGTTGAGTTCGAACTTCAGCAGATCGCCGAGCGTCGGCGCCTTGGTCAGAACGGTCATGGCAAGAGTTCCTTATCGGCTGCCGGCGGCGGCCCGCTCGCGGGCGCGCTTGATGATGGGACTGTCGCCGGTCGTGCCGGGCTGCGGCGCAATGGCGACCACGTCGGCGGCTTCCGAGCGCGCTGCCAGCTTGTCCAGGATAGTCCGGCGCAGTGCGTCCGGCTTCAGCCCCCGCCGCATCGCATCGGCCGCGTCGATATCGAGGCCGAGACGCGCCGCCTGCGCGGCGACCGTCGCGATCTCGGAGAACTCGCCGCGCAGCCTGTCGGCGATCGCCTGCGCATCGGGGACGGGCGCCGGTGACGGGTGATTCGGCGGCGTCGTTTTGGTCGGCGCTTCCGTTTCGGGTTCAGGCAAATCCGACATGATGTCGGTCTTACCGGCCGCATCCTCAGGCGGCGCGGCGCCGGTTTCATCGATCAGAGGATCGGGGTTGGTCATCACAAAGGTCCTTGCGGGTGGTGGGGATTGGCGAACGGCGGGCCGGTTCGCGGGTGGGCGGGCGCGAATGCGCTGCGTCGCCAGCGCCGCCTCCAGATCGGCGATGGCCTGGGGGACGGTGCCCACGCGATCGGCGAGCCCGGCCTTGACCGCCCGCTCGCCGCGGTAGATCGCGGCTTCGGTAGCACGTATCGCGTCGCCACCGAGGCCGCGCTTGCCGGCAACAAGCGCGACCAGCGCGTCGTAGAGGTAATTGACATCGGCCTGGATGTCGGCGGTTGCCTGCGGCGACAGCGGCTCGTGCGGATTGCCATCGGTCTTGCGGGCACCGGCGTGGATCAGCGTCCATTTCAGCCCGGCGATCGCATCGGCACCGCTCTCGTCGAGATGCACGGCGACAACGCCGACCGAGCCCACCTCGCCAGTGCGGGTCAGGTAAAGTCGATCGGTGGCGGACGCGATAGCGTAGGCGGCTGACAGCGCGGCCTCCGAGGCAACCGCCCACAGCGGCTTGCCAGAATGCGCCTTGATGGAGTCGATCGTCTCGACCAGGTCGAACAGGCCGCCCACCTCGCCGCCGGGCGAGTCCACCTCGAGGACGATGCCGCGCACCGCCGGATCGTCGGCGGAATGGTTGAGCGCCTCGGCGATGGCGCCGTATTCGGTGGCGCCGAGCAGCGTGGTCAGCCAGTCGCCGCGGGCGACGAGTGGACCGACGATCGGGATAACCGCGATGCCGCTCTCGGTCACGGTGTAGTCCTGACGGCGGGACATCTCCTGCAGCCACGGTGGAAGGTCGCCACCGGCCGTGAGCGTGGCGACGCCGCCAAGTAGTCCTTCCAGTCGAACAGGCGCGATCGCCCAGGGCCGGCCAGCAAACCGGGCGGCGGCGAGAGATGTCAGGTTCATGAAGAACTCAGCCGGTGGTGACGTCCGATTGTTCGGGAGCGGCGTCGCCGCCTTCGGACAGCATCGATCCGTCCGGCGTGAAAGCCTGTGCACCGAAGCTCAACCCCAGCGCCTGCTCGCGCGCCTGATCGGCGGCGATCTCGGCGTCCACCTGCTCGGCGTCATAGCCGCGCTCAGCCAGCGCCTGGGTGCGGCTCTTCAGCCCCGCCGCGATCTGCTCGATCTCCGCCTTGGCATCCTTCAGCGGATCGACCCAGTCCCACTTCGGCGGCAGCCACGAGCACCCGAGATACTGACGTCGATTTCGCTCGTAATCGGATATGGCCAGCGCGCCGGCGAGCACGGCCGAGTCCATCCACCGCGCCCACACCCGGCGGCACAGTTGCCAGACCATCACCGCATGCTGGTAGGCCTCGGTACGGCGGCGGAACTCCAGCAATGCGAGGCGCGCATTCGAGTAGTTCGCCTTGATCATGTCGTTGGAGAGATACGCGTACGGGACGCCGAGCGCCGCCGAGACCTGCAGCAAGGTGCGGTACTGGAATGGCTCGTAGGTGGCGCCCGAGTCGGCCGGATCGGAGGTCTGCACCTGCTCGCCCGGTTCCAGCATCACGACTTGGCCCGGCTGCAGATCCATTGTCCGTTCACCATCCTCACCGGTGCCCTCGGAGACGTCGAACGGCTCGGCCGGCGCCGGGGTGGTGATGAACAGCGCGTGCATCGCCGCCACCTTCTTCCGGTCGAGCTCGGCATCGTCGTACTGGTCGAGCAGGAACAGCTTGACGATCGCCGGCGCGAACTTCGAGACACCGCGCAGCTGGCCCGCGTCTACCGGATCGATGACGTGGATGATCTCCGACGCCGGAATGCGCACCGTCTCGCCAGCCAGCCCGGGATCGGTGACGTCGCCCGGATGGCGGCGCAAAAAGTGGTACGCCACCCTGCGGCCGATGCGGTCGAACTCGATGCCCTGCCGGATGACAGTGCCGCCCGCCAGCACTTCGTTCCGGTTCAGCGGCAGCATCTCCGCCGGCAGCAACTGCAGCTGCAAGGGAACCTGGAGCCCGTCCTCGGGCCGCCGCGGCCGGAAGCGGAAGAACACCTCGCCGGTGATGAACACCTCGCGCGCGGCGCGCCGCTGCAGGCCGTAGAAGTCGGTGAACCCGTCGGCGTCGGCGTCGTCGGTCCAATCCAGCCACAGCTTCTGCACCTGGGCCTTGAGTGTGGCGTCGGCGATCAGCGACGACGGCTTGATGCCGGCGCCGACAACATTGCCGGCCCAGCTCTCGATGGCGTTCGCAGCATAGCCGTTGTTGCGGATCAGCCAGCGGGCGCGCGCGGTGATGTCGGCGCCGCTTGCCGCGATCAGCGTGTTCAGGTGCGCCCGGCTGGGCTGGAAGCCCTTCAGCCGGCGGTTGGCCAGCCCCGCCTCGAAGCCGCCGATGAAGGCGCCGATGCGATGGCGCCAACGCGAGACCATGCCGGGCATCTATAGCCCCTTGCTCGCCGAGGCGAGGATCCGCCGCCGCGGTGTGCCGGTCTCGACTTGGGCGATGCGCTTTTCCAGATCGGCGAGCGCCGCCGCCATCTCGGCATCGGTCGCGTAGGTGATGCGCTTGCCGTCGTATTCGACGGTGCGCACACCGCGGTAGCGGGCCGCCAGCAGCGCCTCGCGCTGCGCGGTCATCTCCTCGAGGGTCATCGGTCAGCTCACGTAGCTGGAGCGGAACACGCGCCGGCCGCGGCGTGGCGCTGCCATCAGGCGGCCGGCCGTCGGCAACGGCTCGTCGGCCTCGGGCGTCGATACGCTCGTCTCTTCGTCGCGAGCCTTGGGCGCCACCTGCGCCTCCAGTTCGCTCCACTTGCGCTCATGCCAGCGCTCGGCGCCGGCGATCCAGGCGGCCGCCCGGGCATAGACCCGGCAGTCGAGCGCCTCGTTGCGTTCGCGCAACTTCTGCCATTCGAGGCGGGTGAAGCCGCGCCTAGTCTTAACGGTGACCAGCTGCTCGGCGACCAGCTGCTTCACCCACTCGGCGTCGACGCCGCGCGGCAGATGGATAAAGCCTGCCGAATACCGATCCGTTGACTCCTCGCCCGTCGGCGCTGCCGACCGCAGGAAGCGGTAGGTCTCGCTCTTGAACGTGGCGACGGCGACCGTCCACAGCCGCGCGCCACGCTTGATCTTCACCCCGCCTTCGGTGGCATCGACATGCGTCGGCCCCGACACTGGTGCCGAGCGGTTGAAGCCCTCCACGCCCTTCAGCGGCAGCACCTGGCCCCAGCCCTGCCGGCGCGCCCAGGCGTAAACGGCGGGCGCCTCGTAGCCGCTGTCGATGCCGAGCCGGGCCAGGCCGAGCCGGACACCGGAGGCATGCGCCCAGGTCTCGCCGAGCAGGGCGGAGACCTGTGCCCAGGTCGCAGCCTCGCCGGGGCCACCCTCGATCGCCAGGTGATCGACCAGCCAGCTCTCCAGACCGCGGCCCCAGGCCCAGATCGAGACCTCGATCCGGTCCTTCTGCACGTCGGCGCCGGCGGTGAGGAACAGTCCGCCCGGCGGGACCGTGCCGCGGGCGAAGTCCTCGCGCCGCTCGTAGAGCCGCTGCCAGTCCGGGGCCTCCCCGGTCTCGGCCCAGGTCTCGCCCAGCACGGTGTTGATGAAGCTGCGCTTGGCCTCATCGGAGCCCTGCGCCGCCTCCCAATCGCGGGCGATCCGCTCCCAGGAGAGCCAGCCGACTGGAGAGTAGAGGCTCGACAGATGAAAGCCGATCGAGAGCGGATCGACGGGAACGGCCGTCGGCCGCCACTCGCCCTCGGCAAGGATCCTCGTCTTGTGGTGCTCGGCGATCGGCATCTCGCAGCCCTCGCAGACGTAGGCCGCGGTTTCCGGCTGGCCGTTCTGCCAGCGCAGCCGCTCGAACCTGAGAGATTGCCGCTCTCCGCAGTGCGGGCACGGCACGAAGAACTGCCGCTGGTCAGAGGCCTCGTATTCTCGCTCGATGCGCGACAGCCCCTTGATCGTCGGCGTCGAGGCGAGGAACACCTTGCGCCGCCAGGAGAACGTCCGCGTCCGCGCTTCGGCGAGCGCCACCGGGTCGCCCTCGTCATCGGCCGACGGCGGATAGGCGTCGACCTCGTCGAGGAACAAGTAGCGCACCGGCATCGAGCGCAGGCCGACGGCACTGTTCGCCCCGGTCATCACCAGGATGCCACCGGGGAACTCCTTCGACAGCACGGTGTTGCCAGCGTCGCGCGAGCGCGACGGCGCCACCTTTTCGCGCAGGGCCGGGCTCTCCTCGATCAGCGGATCGATGCGCTGCTGCGAGAACCGCTTGGCGAGCTCGACGGTCGGCTGCACCGCCAGCATCGGCCCGGGCGCGTGGTGGATCACGTAGCCGATCCAGTTGCAGCCGCTCTCGCTGGCGCCGAGTTGGCTGCCTTTCATAAACACCACCCGCTGTGCCGGATGGCGCGGGCTCAGTGCGTCCATCAGCTCCTGCAGGTAGGGCGTCCGGCTGGTCCGCCACGGGCCGGCCTCGTTGGCG